GATCCTATGAACTTCAACACCTCTCCTGGTTTTCCCATGTCGGGGTCCAAGCGATCCCTATTGGTTGATTTAGATCCTGAAGAATATCCTGAGTGTGGCAAACCCCGTACTTTTGTTAAAGAAGTGTGGGATGAGTTTGACAAAGCAAAGGAAATTTTAATGACAGGAAAGAGGTGTTATGTCATTTGGAAAGCTTGTTTAAAAGATGAGCCGACGAAAAAGACTAAGGATAAGGTGCGAGTTTTTCAGAGCGCACCGTTAGTGATGCAGCTATTGATTCGTATGTATTTCCTACCATTAATCCGAATTATACAGATGAACCCCATGGCGTTTGAATGCGCAGTGGGTATAAATGCTGAAGGTTTGGATTGGGAGGAAATCTGGGAGTATGCAATGGAGAAGGGTAAAGACCGTGTGTTAGCTGGCGATTACGCCAAGTACGATATACGCATGTCTGCCCAATTAACTCTTGCTGCTTTCGACGTTTTGCTTGACATTGCTTCAAAATGCGAAGGTTATACTGAGGACGATCTTACATTGATGCGCAATTTAGTACATGAGGTAGTTTACCCTGTGCTTGCCATGAATGGAGATTTGATTGAATTGTTTGGAACAAATCCTTCGGGACAGAACTTGACTGTGATTATCAATTCTATTGTTAATTCACTTTTGTTGAGATCTTGTTTCTACACTTTCTATCCGGACAAGGTATTTAAGAAGTGTTGCTCATTTTTGACTTATGGAGACGACGTTATTGGTACAGTTATTGCTGGACTTGACAAGTTCACACATATTACTTACGCCAAATGGTTGTCTAAGTTTGATATGAAATTCACGATGCCGGATAAGGAATCAGAACCCACGCATTACATGAAAGAGGAAGATGTTGATTTCTTGAAGAGAAAGAGTCAGTTTAATGAAGATCTTGGAGTTAAGGTAGGTTTGCTATCTGAAGACTCGATTTACAAAAGACTGCATTCTCATTTGTTATCTAAGGAACTCACCAAGGAAGAACATAGTGCTGAGAACATTGCGAGCTCATTGCACGATTGGTTTTATTATGGTCGAGAGGTCTTTGAAGACAGACAGAAGAAATTGAAGGAAGTTGCCCAGAAGTCTGGTATTGAACACTTGTGTCCTGCTTTAAATGTTTCCTACGATAGGCGTGTCGCTATTTGGCGATACAAATATTTGGGTGAGGAACTTGAAGAGGAGGAAGAAGAAGTGTTAAATGAAAATTGCGGCAGTATGGTTTTTGTAGATACAGTCGATATCAATGATCATTGCATTGGTTCCGCGCATGATCCCTATTTTTGGTGGGAACACGTTGCGGCAGACTTGGGACTTGTACTTGTTCCTGTTTTGTGGTTCCTGTTGTTAACCAGACGAGTAAAGGCCACGTGGGGTTTTCCTACACGTGGTTGGATTTGGTTTTTGTGTTTTACAACAGACGGCTTTAAGCCATTCGAATGGATGTGCTGGTTTATCCGTTTCCTTGCAGTTACGTATTTTGGCCAAATATATGCATGGACCCTTGTCTATGTTATGGGCGAGGAATGGAGACAGTTGTTGGGTCTGCAAAACCCAAGCCCAGTTCGCATCTGGGTTCCACGGAGTACCAAAGTGCAACGTATGTAGATGGTTTACCAACCGTTGTGTGTTTTTGTATAGTTTTATATGTTAACGGTTAGGCTTTATGTATGTTGGTACCCTATCGGGGTACCCCTATTTAGGGGAGGTTTCGCCAGCCAAAGTAAATTGTACC